CAGATGGTAGGAATATCGCGTCCATAGCCATAGATTGCCAATGCGCGATACCGCGCCCTTGCTGCTGGGATCATCCTTGTGGTAGAGATTGATGCCATTGCGCACCGGTTCATTTTCTTTTCGATAACGTATCATCTCATGCCTCCCACATCAAGAGTGCACCGTTTTCACCGTCTTCGCTCACGTCGATGTTGATAGTTCGTCCGGGCCATTTGTCTGATATGCGCTCATATAACTCCTCGGCTATCATCTCACAACTGCGATGGTTGAGCTCTAAAGTCTTATTATCATAAAGAGATTCTAACCATCTTTTGGCCAAAATAAATTCAATATCACGGTCGTTATGCTCCACACTAATAGCCACTTTGAACTTCAGCAAATGGCGATGTGGATATCCCAAAAAGGAAACTGCTTCTAATGCAGGATCTTCCAGTGCAGCGGGATAACAGTGTATTCCCTCTTTCTGAAACGTGACGTAGATCATGCGGGCAGTGGGTTCTGTTGTCATAGATAACTCCTTGTTGATTGTAGAATACAACGTGTGATCATGGTATTCAAGTGTTCAGTGTGATATTGTTATGAGATTCTGCACGAATGTTTCCGTGCAAGATTGCCATGTCCAGCGTGCGCTGGCTTGATGAACTGTGTTGCGATCAAGCAATAGTGCTTGTTCCATGGCAGTCTGCAAATCTTCATGTAAAATTCCTGTGATGTTTTGTTCCACCACGTCCACAGGACCAGTGACAGGATAAGCAGCCACTGGAGTGCCGCATGCCATGCTTTCCAACATCACCACACCAAACGTGTCTGTTTTGCTGGGAAACACAAACACATCGGCGTTGGCGTAACATTTGGCTAACTCTGTTCCTGTTTTATATCCCAGCCACTTAACGGCAGGATATCGTCGTTGCAGTTCGGCTCTGGTAGGACCATCGCCCACTACAACCAATGTGCCCGCGGTGCGCAATTCACAGAAGGCTTCCAGGTTTTTCTCGTGGCTAACTCGGCTCACGCACATTATAATAGGCGCAGGTCCCAAGTCATGTTGACTAACAGGCGATCGCAGTTCTGGGGTGAATAATTCTTGATCCACCCCTCTGCTCCACACGGTCAATTTGGCAAAACCCTGTGCGGCCAGTTCACGAACCATGGTTTTATTGGTCACCAACACACGATGACTGTATTTGTGGAACATGCGAAACACAGGATAACTCCAGCTCACCGGAACCCCGAACTTTTTCTGCAGATACTCGGGCATTTTGGTATGATAGCTGGTGTTATGCGGAATGCTGCGTCGTGTGACTTTGCAGTACCAACGTGCAGCGAACCCCAGGGGTCCTTCAGTGGCGATATGTATGGCGTGGGGATGGAATTTGGCAATTCGTCTGCCCACATTCCACAGATCCAAACTCCATTGCACTTCGCGATAGCCAGGCATGGGCATGTGAAAAAACTGGCTGGGTTCGATAACCAAAACTTCATGCCCCATTTGCCGGAGACACTTGACTGTGTTTTTCAAGGTGGTGCTCACACCGTTGATTTGTTGCCAGGTGTCTGTAACGATGCAAATCTTCATAGCATGTCCTGCACAAACCAGTTTCCGTCGGCATCTAGCATCAACAAATGCCATTGCCCGTCAGGTGTTTCTGCCACAGCACTGCATGTTTCACAAAAGTCACCGGTGTTGATGTAATGCAGATTGCCAATCATCTTCATCGCCGGTGTGTGGATGTGACCACAAATCACACCTTGCGCTGATTGCTTCTCTGCATGTGCCACAAGATGCTCTTCAAACTTGTAGATGAAATTCAGTGCCTGTTTGGTGTTGCTTTTGATATACTGACTCAAACTCCAGTGACTGAGACCCAGACGGTTTCTCACAACATGCAACAGACGATTGCTCCACAACAACATGGTGTAGAGACGATCCCCCAGCAAACTAATCCAGCGATAGTGTCGTGTTACTTGATCAAACATGTCGCCATGAGTCACCAGCCAACGGCGGTTTTTTACATCTGTGTAGATGATTTCATTTACTATTTCGATGTCCCCAAATCTGCCATGCTCCACAAACAAATCACGCAGGAATTCGTCATGATTGCCAGTTACATAAACAATACGACACCCGCGTTTGGCCTTGGTGAGCACACGCCTTAGTGCATTGCTGTGGCTCTGTGGCCAATACCATCTGCGCTTCATCTTCCAGCCGTCAATCATGTCGCCAACCATGTAGAGGTTGTCGCAATCAAACTGTTTCATAAAGCTGGCAAATGCGTCAGCTTGGCTTTCGCCTGCTCCCAAATGCAAGTCACTGACAAAGATGCTGTGATATTTTGTTTTCATGATGTTCCACAAATGGGCACTGTGTATATTTTATACAGCGCCCAGTTTGATTACTTCACCTTTGCTGTGAGAATATATTTCCACTCAGCCAAGCCAGTCTTGAGTGTGATCTGGATTGCGCCCTTGGTGCTGAAAGCCATCTCGCACTCGGTTGTGTCAGCATACTTGAGAATGCTCTGCACATCACTGATCTTCCACTTGTGGTCACAGTTGAATGTGGCATCAACATCAGTTGCAAACACCACGCCGCCGCGCTGTGTCTGAGCACCATCCTCGCCAATGAAGAAGCGCAGAGTCTTGTCTTTCACAGCAGGTTGGAAATATTGCTCGTAGGCACTTAGACCATTTGCTGCCCAGGCAAACTGCTGAATGTTGGCCTTGGTGGGCTTGATCACAATATCCCACTTGGGTTCCTGGAACTTGGGCTGATTGGGCACCAGTGCCTTGCCCATGAAGCGATAATAGAGCTCACTCTGACTGGCATTGCGGTAGCCCAGCGTGGCCGGCACAGTTTCACCATCGCGTGACTCTGTTTCGATTGTGATCACACTGTCTTCGTGTGTGTATTGTGGATCGTTGGCAATGGTGTTCAGGAGGTTGAGGTTGCTGAGACCAAACTCACCCTGTAGTTCATCAAGCGGATCGTTGAACTTGCCCTTGAAGATTACTTCCTTGTCCTTGTCCATGGCTTCCACCAGGATTTCCTTTTTGCCGGCAGTGATCTTGATCTTCTCAAAGAAGCCGCTGCTGGCCACGTAGGTGTTGAGGTCCTTGATGTAGTCTTTGATACTCATGCGTAGTGTTCCTTTTTAGTTTGTGTATGATAACTTTTATTGATGATCTGTGTCAAGGTCAAAAGCTAAACAAGCTGTCAAAACTGCTGTCCCGTTTGCTTTGGGATAAATCCCATCCCAATACCGATAGTAGATTATGCACTTTTTTGTCAATAAGTGCAGTCTCCATGGCCTCATGATCAAACGGCAACTGTTTGAACCAATCGGGCAAGTGGTCCTGATCGATGGGATAAGACACGCTGGTCATGCCCAGGTGATTGTCACGCAATTTACACACAATCACCTTGGCCCCGTCTTGTATCTCCATGCAGCCATGATCGGCATACAACTTCTTGAGTTGGTTCCAGTTTAGGCTGGCCAGCACGTGGCCTGGCAAGTTCACACGTTTGGATTTTGTACCCCATACCAATGTTTCGTTGTTCTTTTTGGCATCTCGATAATAGCTCAGCTTGTTTACACGTTTGGGCGTGCCTTTTTCCCAGCCGGGCCAGTCGGAGAAAACCTTGCGGAATTCTGCAACTTGTGTCATGAGATCTTCCTGCGTGGTGCCTGTGAGCAAGTTCAGCAACACTGCACTGAGAAAGTCCTGCACAATCTTGGGCGTGTCTGCGCGCTTGAGATCCAAGCCCATAGCCTTGATTTCACCCGCACTGCCGTTTTTGTCCTTGCGCTTGCCTTCTTTATCAAAGATCAACACTGCGTAACGCTTCTTCTTGATAAAGATGCCACGGCTTGCACACAATTCTCGGGCAGCTTTAATCAGTTTGCCGTTTGTATCAGGGCAGTTGAAGGCTGCCTTCATGTAGACAGGAAAGCTTTCATTTGTCAGCGCTGCAATTTTGTCATACAAATCAATGACATTCTCACGGCTCCAGTCAAAGTCTGCAAACTCCGGCTGGCCTCGCATCACAGGATACGCTGAGAAATAAACGGAATCGGTATCACCATATACGAGTGCATCGCCAGTGTGATCGTATAGACCAGTTATCAGCTCATTGATTTTACTGCCCATGTGACGCGCAATGCAGCGACCAGTCAGTGTCACACTCTGAGCAATGCGCTCATCGAAGAACCTGGAACCAGCATTGCCAATAGCGCCGTATACCTTTATCTTCAAACAGAGTCGTTAGTTCTGTTCCGCATTCGAAATGCTGCTGCATATTACTATGCAGAGGAGACTATATCACCATCCCAGAGGGATGCCACCCATTTCGATCCACTTGGATCTACGATCTTTCGATCTAGTCGTTGAACCTTCCTGTTTCCAGGCTTGGCTGCTGATTGTCCCAGAAGGGAGTTTCCAGCAATTAGAGCGGTTTTCATCAAACAGTTGCCTGCTTGGGTCGCAATTTTTACGAATTTAGGAGAATCTTTTGAATTAGTTGCCTTTGGTCCCAATACGCTTCATATTGCTTGGAAACATCCAAATCGGCTGTAATTCGTCCCTCCTTGATTTTCAAATTGTAAGTCTTGACAAGACTTGCTAATTTATCTGCATCACCACTTTCGATTGCAGATTCTATTTCACTTACGTCTAACATATATTACATCCTCCTGATATTTGAATTGAGATAGTTGAAGGACCGTTAGGCCTATGGTATTCATGGTGAGTCCCTGGTTCTTTGTGCAAAATTCTTTCCTCAGATCGGTCATATTGAAGTGTGGTTTTGGAACCAGTCTTGATGACAAATCAGTGTTTCGAACTCCTAGGTCAGGAAGTTCCGGATTCATCTCAATCAAATCTTTATATGACGTGTATACTATGTTATTATAAACAAATAAGCAGACATTGTCTATGGAGGATCCAGATTTGATATACCTAGGATGAGGAAGTATGTTGGATGGTACCATGCAGAACTCTTTCTCCTGTAAATCAACAACTCTGGCTACTTGGGCGTTATTGATTGCAGTGAATCCGACATTGTTGTAATTTCGTCCTAGGATAAATCCATCTGGCAGTACGGTTTCTTTTTTGACTCGAACAACTTCCCCGGTATCAGAGTTATATGCCCAACTGAGAGACTTCAAGTAATCTTTACTTGTGTCGTACCAATCAGGATAACCTTGTACAAATCCTGGTAATAGAGATTTTTCAAATCTAACTTCTTGGGTCAGTTCGTTATACTGCCAGATCCTGCCGGTCATTATCTCTGTTATCTTGTCTTTTGATTCGTCAGTTCTTTTTCGACCTTTTTGGAATGGAACCCATCCTTCCGGTTGTTGCCCTACCGGAAATTTTTTAACCTCTTGTGTTTTGTCATTACGATAATTGTTCTTTCCGATCGTTCGTGCTGACACATCATTTCGAAATTTTTCGGAACGGACTTTACCGGTATTGGTCTGTCGGATCAATTCAGCGAATTCTTGTCTCACTGCGGCATATAGTCTACAATTGACTTTTCCGGCTTTCTTGGATACTCTTCTCATTTGGTTGAACGAGTAAACAAGACTAGGATGAGCAATGGCTTTGAACAATAGGTAATGTGCTAGATAATGTGCCTTCGATGGCATTATTATCTTGTTCCACCGGCTTGTGGTAAATTCCGGAAAAATTTTTTTTGGAAGTATGTGGTGAGTTTCAAACCCACCACAACTGCCATTGGGTTTGGATAGATTTAGCTCTACAAAGCTTTCGACAAACTTGATATATCGGTCAAAATGTAATTGGGACCTAATATGCAGGGTTTGTTCCAGCAATGTTTTGATTTCCGATAGTTTCATTCGTAATGCCTCCGTATAAACTATTTAGTAATTACGAAAGTAATTTCTTCACACTTTCAAGCAGTTCCTCAGGTATTTCGATGCCAGTTTTTATTTTGTCAATTTCTTTCATTTTCGTTTGCATTTTCATGCGATCTGCAAACCAGCGAGCCAGTAGACCCGGGATAATACCCAGTTTTTCAGTTGTAAAGATGGTGCCATTGGCACTGAGTATCCAGGGCTTTTTGCTATCAAACACCAGTTTATACATCTCTGCTGCTGTTACTGTAACTGTAACGCCCTCTTCAAAATCCACCACCAGTGGCATGTCGCTGCGGTTGTGAACTTCGGCAAACTCCAGAGTACTGAACAATCCGTTCCATGCTTCGGCAAACTTTCGCTTTTCCTGATGCATGCGCTTGCGTATCAGTTTGTCTGTGTATTCGGGTCTGATGTGGCCCACGATGGTTTCGGGACTCATGTTCAGGGCACGAATGTCTGATGGATACAGGCTGGTGATGTCCACCCCGCCAATGTGCTCGTGCATGCCCTTTTTGGGATCAGCAACATATGCCCCCACAATGCCGTGTTTCTCTTCAGGCCCGTCGTCATCATCGTCCTCGTCGCCCATGTTGAAATCACCTGCATCTTCAGGCTCTTCTTCAGTTCGGCGATTGGGTACAACCAAACCCTGATCCCAGGCGTCGTTGACAATGGCTTGGTCAATCAGCGCCACACTGCCGCGAGTTGTGGCCAACAGCACACAGTTTTGATGGGCCAAGTTGTTGCACAGCTCAATCAAACGTCGTTTGATGTCAATCTTGACCAACAGCATGACGTCCTGTCGGTTATACTCAATGAACTTTTTAAAGTCCTTGTTGTATAGTGCGTCAAGACTGCCTTCATAGGGCACTTTGCGTTCGCCAGTGTCAATTTCACCAACAAAGTCAAGTTTGTAACTGTGCAGTTCCTGGTATGTGTGCTTGCGATAGAGATCCAAGTAGTCCAGATGCACACGGCCTTGCAGTTCATATGTGACTTGCTTCTTGCCATAGTTCAAGAATTCCCGCTTGACAGGCAGTTTGTTCCACAAACACAGGCGGCGAGTTTGTTCTTTGCCCAACTGTTGTATGATTCTGTTGTAAACGTAGGGGATATCGTATGTGCTGCTGTTCCAGCCACTTATGACATCGCAATCTTCAATCAAGCTCAGGAACATGTCCAGCATTTCATGCTCGGTCTCACACAACACCGTGTCGGGAAACTGTTCACACACTGCATGAGCGTCAGCCATGGTCCATTTTTTCGGCTTTAGGACCAGTGTAAAGCAGCGCTTCATCCAGTTGAGATAAACACTAATGGCGGTGATGGGATTGAATGCTTCGTCAGCAGCACTATATCCACGATCGGGATCAAAATCAACTTCAATATCAAAGAAGCCCACATGCAAGTTGGGGCTGGGCACATCGCGATAATTTTGATACAAGCATCTAAACATGGGATTGATGTCACTCTCAAAGAGTTTGCCCTGCGGCAGCATGCGAATCTCACGCTGAAACTCCTGATTTCGTGTGGTGCGAAATCTATTGAGTTTGTCACCAAAAATGTTGGTGTATTTTCCGGTTTCTTGTGGCCAATAGACCACATATTGTGTGGGATGTGTGACAAACTTTCGTTCGCCCTGGGGAGTTCTCTCCACCACATGCACGATATTCTTTTCTCTATCTACAAATGCATCAATATAAGACACATACTTCTCCTTGCACTATTCTCATCTATTATAGACGACTACGCCTGGCAACTGCTATAGATGCCAGGCGTATAGTTGAGTATATTAGACCTGAAATCCAGCAGCCACGAGCACTTGTTCCACTTCGTCTAGTGCTTCACGGCTGTCTTCCAGTGGGTTCTTGTTCTGTGTGCTTTTCCAAGCAGTTCGGATAGCAGTGTTGAGAACCTTCTTGTCAATCTCCATCTCCTCGCTGATGGTATCAACAGTGTCCTTGAGGCTTTCTTTGAGGGCCTGGATATCGTTCAGTGTTTGAACACCTTCGTTAATAAGTGCAGAAAGGCGAACCTTGTCGCCAGCGTCGAGAACACCCAATGTCATATTATAGTCTCCTTGTTGTTATACAAGTTTGTAATATAACATCATATGTTGTCAACCCACAACTGTGACATCTTGCACGTTGACGCCCACTGTGTTGCCTGTCCAAGTGACCCCGTCAGTGCTGGTCCACAACTGATTGGTCTGCAACAAGGTTTCACTGCCCACGACCCACATGTCGTTTAGCCAGGCCACACCGCGAAATTGATATCCTGGTTGACTGAATCTGCTCCAGTTTACTCCGTCTGCACTGCGGAAAATGCCACCACTTGCCACAGCCACCAGTTCATTGCTGTTATTTTGCGCAATGCGAAATAGATCGGGTTGTGCATAGGGGGTCACTAGTTCCTGACTGCTGTTCCATGTTGCTGATAGGAATTCAAAGTTCAATATCACACCCCAGCAACTGAAATACATGCGATAAGTGGGGGGACTGGTGTCTGTATACTCCATAACTGTGACATCAAATACCGTGCGATCTTGAAAAGCCAGCGGCAATGGCAGCTCGGTCCAAGTTACTTGATCACTGGACCACCAGATGCCACCATGGCTGCTGTCTTTTCGTCCACACACAATCCATACTGGCACCGGATCTGTGTCATAAATCAAAGGGATCTTTACATATCTGCAACTGTATAACACACTGTTGGCAGTGGGAACATTCCACAGTGGATAATAAATGATACACTGGTTTCCTTGGTATGCTGAAATGGTATCGGGGCTGGAAACCGAGGTGACCAGCAGCGTAGCAGGGTCCACATACAACAAGGCATCGTTTTCCTGGTTGGTAAACACTGCCCCTACCTCTTGCAGTGTGGTGGGATCTCTATACATACCCACAATCAATACCACTGTGCCATCAGTTGACATGCCAGTGGGCGTGAACCATGCATTGGTTCCACTTATACTTGGCCCTTCACCAATGGCGTCCAGACTGGTGCCTGCCACAACGGTGCCGGTGTTTGTGGCCCCTACGTAGTAAGAACCCACGGTAACCATGGACACCAGTTGGTTGTAAGTTCCATTGTTGTAAACAGTGGGAGTATTCCACTGTATGTTGGTGACGTTGTATGCAAGACTGGGTCGACTGCGGATATAAAAAGCATTGCTGCCCAGTGCCACTACTGTGCTCATTTTTGTCCACCCAAAATAACAGGGTTGCCCACGGCACCGTTGTGTCCCACTGGAAATGCTTTGAGCTTGATTTCCGGAAAGTCCTGATGCAAGCTGAGGAAATCTTGCAAGTTGCCGGGATGATCGTCAAATAGGCGACATTCCGTAAACTGCCCCTTGTCCAGCAATCTCCGGATCAGTGGTTTTTTGTTGCTGGCACCTGCCACAGTGTAGACTTTGACCTTGCTCATGTCCATGCCATGTTTCTCAAAGGTCTTGAGAAACAAGCTTGTGTTGTCAAACTCTGATCGTGCTGTCACAATGATCATGCGACTGCCGGGGCGTTTTCCTATGTTGGCCAAGGTGTTTTGAGCTGTGCGCCAAATCTTTTCAATTGGCTTGCTGGTGTCATAGAACAACTGAGAATTTTGAAACTCTGAGAAGTCATAATGTTCGCCAGGACGCAAATCGTAACTGTTGAACTCAGATGGTGATAGTTGGCGTCGACGACCACTGGGTTCCACAACAAACACACGCGCTGCTGTGTGCATCAGGGTGTCATCGATATCCCAGACAGTCAGACTCGCGCCCGTTTGAGCTGACGGTTGTGTGGCTTCAGCAACATCAGTGTCCTGGAAATATCCCGAAACTTGTCGATACTTGGCAGGGCTAACAATGGCGAATACCTGTTCGTCAGCCCAATCTCTCAGCACTTCTCCCAATTGGGGATCATAAACCCAGTGCAACTGTTGGCTGAGTTTTTTACTGAGAACTTTATATAGCTTGACTCGGCTGGGTTCTTTGGCTGTAAACAAATAACCTTGGATTTCAGAGTTTTTTTGAGCTTCTTGATACAAAACAGCACCCACGGCGGCAAATATCTGCGGAGCGCCGCCACCGCCGGTTATTTCCCATGACCTGTCACTACCAAGGGCGAGAAATGACACCTCCCAAACTCCCGGTTCCTCGCTTGTTCCAATATCCAGCCGCCATCGCTGCTTGCCCTCTCTCACAATGTTCCATCTTTTTTCATCAGGATACTCATTAACCAGGTCGATTTCTATGTCTCGAGGCAAGTTGTCGGGATCAAATAATTCTTGTAGGCTTTCCTTGTGGTGACCTCGGCGCATGTTGATCTGCCACCGTGCCAGCTGGCCTTTGCGACCTTTGGATTTGGCTGCCTTCTCAAGCTGAGCAATGGTGGCATTTTTCGGGATACCGTGCCGCTGGCTGTCGCCGGGCCGACCCGGACCCTTACCATCCGCGAAGTTTTCTGCAACCGGCGTTGTAGATGGCCGTCGCAATATGTAATCACTGTTCTTTACACCTGATTCGGACGCCCACTGTGCTTTCTTTTCCAGCGCAGCGCTGGGGTTGGGTGCCAGGAACTCATGCACTTTGAATTCGTCACTAGCGCGTAATATTTCATAATGCTGCCAATCCGCGGGTACCGCTGTGCCTGTTGGTTTGGGGGTTGAGTCAAGTTTGGGCTTACTTGGTGCTTTCTGTTGTATAATTTTCAACAGTTCGTCACGAGTTATCTGGCCTGCGGCATATCTCATAAACGCACCAATAGGATTAGCACTCTGCTGGATGCTGCCAGCCAACAACTTGTAGAGTTTTTTGAGATATTCCTGCTTTTCCTCTTGAGGATCGGCTGCAATGGTCATGGCTCTCACATAACGCATCACAGTGTTGAAAATTTCCTGCTGTTTTTCAAAGTAGTCGCCGCCTGCGCTGCGAAATTCAATGTAGTTGTCTTTGATGTTGACACTGACATAGCGGTCACTGTTGTTGAGTAGTTGCTCCATCCAGCCGCGAGCTGGGTCAGCCAGGATCCTTTTCACAACTGCCATGCCATCTTGGGGGTTGCTGTTTTTTAGACCGGGCAACTCACTTAATTTGTTTCGCAGCGTTTTCATGCTGCTGCGAGCATAGGTATTGGCACTGCGACCAAATTGAGCCAACACATGTTCATCACCCAGAAACAGCAACAATTTCACAGGATCTATGGCTTTTTGCATCTCCAATGGCAAACTGACTCCGATGTGGAAGCCGCATGATTGATTGGCATAGGCGCCGGCGGTTTGGGCCCAGGCAAAGAATTTAGTCAATGCGGCTATGCCATCCTGAAACGGCATGGGCGGGCTCACCATTTCCACACCACCATCATCGCTGTCGTCAGGCGTTATGCTGCTGTCGGGCTCAAATATCCAAAGATCAGGTTGACGCTTGGTACTGTGATATCCAGTGCTGGCAGTGCTCTTATATCCCGATGAACTCGTCCAACTGTCAGCCAGTTCGCTGTAGCTGTAGTCACTATTCTTAGTCCGAGCGCTTTCCCGCCAATAGGGCCATGATAGATCGTATCTGTCGGCAAACTGACTCATTTTGCGGCAGTTGTTTGGGCTGCCCCAGTCGTCAAATTCCCAGTTTTCGTAATATTCCTGGATCAGTTCTTCCATGGCAGTGTCATGTTCTGCACCCTGGTTTTCATATTCGTCCGTGATCTCTTGGGTGCTTAGGTCTGGATTGTTACTGCGTATGCGCTCTAGGACGTCAGCTTTTGTAATCGATTTTTGCATGTCATCTGATATCCAGTCGTTTATGTCCTCCTCGCAGGCATCAATTGCCCGTTGGATATCGCGGCGGAGGTCTGGGCTCTCACCCCCCAAAAAGAAGTTTTTTATATCTTGGTGCCAGTTGTAGTTGCTGATGAATTCGTCCTCGCGGTAATCCAATTCCAGCTCGTCATCGTCTTCCGACCCCGCCAGATCGGGCACGCACATTTCGGCTTCAAATCCCATGGTGACATTGTTTATCACGTTGGAATTTTGTCTTACCCAGGTTTTCAAGGCGTTGGGGCTCATGGCCACTTCGTCCAGTTCCTTGCTGAACGGTGTGAGTTGGCTGCCGCTCAGGGGCTGGCTCACCGATGGCCCAGTTTGCTGGAACCCCATTTTGGTATAGAACCCTTCACTCTCCCACTTGGCATCCAGTTTCATGCTGGTGGCGCCTCGCTGCTTGGCGATCTTCATTGCTGCCTTGAGAAGTCCACCACCGTTGGCGCCGTAGCTGCCAATCCACTTGACCTCGGCCACGCGGTCCTCCAGCACCACATGAATGGCCCCCACAAAGTCCATGTAACTGAGATCACTGTCGTCCACGTCGTAGAGAAAGATGCTGTTGGCTCCCAGATGGGGATCGGCCATGGCTCTAAGATTGTTTTGCATCACAGTCTGCACGGCAGTAACCGCTCTGTGGTCTCGTTCCAATTTTCGGTAGATGTCGGGGCGGTTTTCGTCATCATACTCCGTGCTTTCGTCACTGATTTGTTCTGACAACCCTTCCAGATAAGTCAACCCTTCCTGGATCTGTGCGGCATCAAGCGTGACAAACTGTGTGCCAGGCACAGGTGCTTCTGTGACCGTGTTGCTCTCTGCCCGGGCCAGCACATCATAATAATCCCAGCGCTCAGCCAAGTGGTCCAGGGCTATCTCGCGAGCCGCACCAATATCACTTGTGTGCTCTTGCTCCACCGCAATGCCCGCTTTCAGGGATTTCATTACCTGAGCGACTGGCACATTTTGCTCTTGTGCAATATGTTCGGGGGTTTTCGTAGGTTGGTCCAGTAGGCGGCTTTCCAGTATTTTGAATAACTTCATAACGAATCCTGTTGTGATACAGGATATTTATCACACCGCAATGGCAGCGATAAATATCACACATAACACAGGAATTCAGCAACATGAAGATCAGCGAAGTGGAATATGAACAACGCACACGAAATGTGGCCGTTAGCGATGATGAGTTTTTCCAAAATCTGCCCACCATCAAGCTGGCACTAGATCGGGCCATAAGCGGCCTGTGCCGCATTTACCGAGGTACACCAGCAAAATCATCGGGGGTGCAATATGTGGAGCCAGCCAAGTTCAAACGGTGGAGCGCCAACACCATGAACTATTACACCGAGATTGTGGACAACAGTGATCGCTGGAGCATGTATCCCAAACGTAGCCAAAGTTTGATTTGCTCCACGGACTTGGCCACTGCCTATGGTTACGGCACTGTCTATGTTGTGTTGCCCCAGGGCAATCCTGTCATTGGCATATGCCCTGCCGGAGATTGGTGGCACAGTTTTCCACAACTCGAACCGGTATTGGGGCCAGGTGGAGGTCCAGCAGACTTGAATAGTGTATTGAGATACATATACTGGACCTTGACACACAATGAACTACGCGAAACACCATCATATACCGAGCTGGTTGATGCTTTACAGGCTATTGACACTTTGAACCCCTATTGGCAAGGACGCCGCACAGACAGCACCACAAGTGGCATTGACCTGTTTCGTGGTGCGCAAGCCTGGAAAGATGGGATGGCCAACAGGCTTCTCAAACTGGGTGGCAACATGTTGCACACTTGTGATCAACTGCTGGATCCAGCCAAAAACAACTTTTCAGCAAGACAGCTCAGCGGACTAAAATTTCCAGCAGAGCACGAAGTGTGGCTCAGTGCTCCCAGCTATATAGTGCCTGTTGATAAATTCCGATATTGGCAAGAGTCTGGTCAGCTCAAGATTCAGGCCACTGCCCAGCCTGCCATGAGCAAATAGCACAACTGATGCAACATCTGGTCTGTGCCCATGGCCCACCAATATCCCGGTCCTGCACTGGTCCATGCCATGCGCTGGAGAACTTGATTTTTGGCCCAGTCGATATGGTAATGCAACACAAACTCTGTGGCCAACAGCATCATGAACATGCCAGTCGACGGCACAAACCAACACAACACCAGTGAACTCAAAGCCACGTGTTTGGCACTGTGAACAATGCCTCCGGCATGCCCCCACGTGCCTTTGTTTGTAATCTCCCACATGGTTTGCCAAACATAGTCGGCAAAAACATGTTTGATTTGCAACAGCACAAGTAGACCAATTACAGTAATCATTGTTTGCCTCTATTTGATATATGTGAATGCGAGACCCACAATGTAGATCGCAGTTAGTGTTGTATTCATAACTATCAAACTTTTTTCACGCCACATTATACCCACTGCGATCCACAACAGATTACTCCACACAAATCCCCAGTTGTAATAGGGATAGAGGTTCAAACTGGCCATGATGCTGCTGGCAATCAAACTTGCCGTGGCACACCAAGCCAGCCATTGATAGGGCTTGGGGGCGACTCTTTTGTTGTTTTCCATTATATGCAACTATAACGCATAAACATTGAGTGTCAATATAGCGGAGGCCTCAGGAGATCGGACCTCCTCAGCTTGCGATGCCAGTTATAAGAACAGTTTCGGTCTATCTCATGCGACGCCGGTTCTGCGCTAGGCATACCTCATAAATATTTACACCAGATGGCGCCCTGGGAGAGATTCTAACTCCCAACCTTGTCCTTAGGACGGACCAGCTCTATACATTTGAGCTACCAGGGCCTATTTCCAGATATTACAACAGCATCGAGACAATGTCGAGCTGAGATATTTAGTAAACTGCTGCGCAGCAAGATCTCACAGGCTTGCACGGCAAAGACTAAATATCTCAAAACAAGGAGTTACCTCATGAAAGACAAAACAGGGAAGGTGCTGAGTCGTAGCGAAGGCGAAGCCATAATGAAAAGTCGAGCCAGTGTTGTTATCAGCATTTGTGCTGCGGTGTTGGCGTTGTGTGCCATGGTGGGCAACAGTTACAGCAGCCGTGTGCTGAACGGCACGTTGAGCTCAAACGACATGTGGAACTTCTACCAAGCCAAGAGTATAAAACAAGCTGTGTTTGAACAAACGGTGGCAGACTTGGAAGTTCAGTTACTTGACCCCAACCTCACTAATATACAACGCACTGCCATCACAAATAAACTTGCCCAGACTCGCATCACAGTGGAACGATACGAAAGCGATCCAGTGTCGGGAGAAGGCAAACAAGAGCTCATGACCAAGGCTCACAAGCTGGAAGATGAGCGCGATGCTGCCAAAAAGAAAGGTGCGTGGTTCAGCGCAGCCAGCACTGGTCTGCAGATAGGCATTGTTCTGGCATCCAGCAGCATCTTGGCGGTGAGCATGGCGTTCCTGTGGGTGGGAATCTCAGCTGGCTGCATCGGTATTGCTTTGTTCTTGTTGGGGTTGTTGACGAACATTTCTTGGCCGTTATAAAATCATGAAAATTCAAGAACTTGTACTTCGACATGATCTCGAAACTAATTACGATCCACGGAACATATTGGTCAAACACGGATGGAAGGTGATAGGGTCCGGCCTCGGGGAGCCGTGGCCCAGCATCCCAACCGGCCCTACGTAATCAAGCTCTATCGCAATAGCAGCCGATATTCTCAATTTGTAGAGTTTGTTCAAAACCATCAACCTAACCCATATCTGCCTCGGTTCAATCGATATGTGAGAAATCTGCCGGGGGATGGTCGTATGTGAGAATGGAAACGCTCAAGCCGGTTGATGAAAATACCTTGTTGACTCACTACATTGCTCAGCTAGCTACTTTGGCCTGGATTGGCAGTCAACAAAAGACAAGGTCGCTTGGGCATCGCCTTAGCCGGATAATTATTAATCTTCTCAAAGATCGAGGGATCCCATTCTGGGATCCCTCTACCAACCTCAAAACCATCCAGAATGAATTGGGAAAGGTCACGCCAGCATGGATCGGCCTATGTCAAGATCTTGTAAATTACGCCAAAGCTCATGGGGTAATCAACTTTGACCTACACAGTGGAAACTTCATGCGACGTGGCGGAGTTCTGGTTATCACGGATCCGTTTGTATAGGAAGAGATGTTACGATATTAGCAATATAAAGCAACCACGAAAGACTCGTAGTAAAATTGGCAGGGACGCCTTGATTTGAACAAGAACTAAAAGATTCAAAGTCTTCTGTGCTGCCGGGTTACACCACATCCCTGTAGCTGGTGCCCGGGGTCGGATTCGAACCGACAACATACGGTTTTTGAGACCGTCTCCTCTGCCAATTGGGATACCCGGGCATATTACAGGTCTTACGGTGTATCGCACCTGCCTATATAAGCTTCAACACCTGGCCCCACTCTCCGCCGGCGCTGTGAGCTGCCTCTGACACTACCCAACTAGTGAAAGGAGGTGTTGGGTCATTGCTGCTCTTACCTGTCTTGGTGGACGCAGTTGGAATCGAACCAACCCTGCTTTCGCGTCGGTTTATGAGACCGGTGCCGACCCACTTGGCGTTACGTCCTAACTGAAATTTATTTAGTGCACCTCTCCACACTGTGTCTATATCAGCAATATAAGGCATTCTCACATAGTCGTCAAGCGTTATTTGTCAAAAACTGCATTTGGCCTTGACCTCTATGCCAGTTGGGATATCATCGTGATACATCCAGTACTCAGTCTTGGGTTGTACCAAGTTGGCACCGGGATCGCATCTCTTGATACTGCAACCTGCCAGCACCAACAGCATCAACATCCACTTCATGTGATATGCCTCAATTTGTGTGCAATCATCATGATTTGTGCAATGGCTTCTGCACGAACCGCCGCAGCACCTTGTTGATGTTCGCGGCGAATGTTGCGTAGACCGCGTTTGACATCGGGCTTTTCCTCCAAAGAATCAATCTGGTCATCTGTCATGTCAATGCAGCGCGCCACTAGGTCCTGCACATGTGGTTTTTTGCTGGCTTTCAAAAGAGTTTCGGGTCCACGGCCGCTTCGCATCATGTGTTCCCTTGTTTTTTCATCAAAGATTTCAATTGGTTATCTGCTGGGTTTCCTCTAGCAACAGCACACAAGCTGAAAGTGGCTTCCGAGTAGATATCCTGGTTGCCTAGGGCAAGTTCTGAGTTTATCACTGTGGGTTTATACACTTTTTTGTGGGTGCCATCTAGCACATACACATTGATGGCAGCATCTTGATTCAATCTTGCCCACATCTTTCTGGCTCCCACACTTTGGCTGTAATTGGTGTAGATGTTGGTGCCATGGTTCACAATCAATTCCCGGTAAAATGACAACGCAATGGCTTGACCCTGATAGGCTTTGTTCACTTCCACAGTGCGTGATATTATGCCTGGTACTGGCCAGTAGAATTCTTCATCAGCCCATCGCTGTGTGACAAATATACTTTCCAAAATCTTGCGGTTGTGATCAAATACATCAGCGTAAATGGTGCCGGCGCTTTCTCTCTGAAACACATCCCACGAGCCCAGATGCCATTCGGGTGGCCTCCGTGGTCGGGATCCTGTGGTCACAACTTGATGTGGCTTGATGGTGTTGCGTTCCAATTCGCTTATCTTCATACCAATACTTATGATAAATATCATCATGAAACTACATGAACTATTCCCGGATGAAGTTGACGAAGGACTGGCCAAGTGGGCTGGCATAGCTGGCTTGGGAGCAGCCGCCATGTTTGGAAATCCCGGCACCACGAGTTCCGATGACCTATCCAGACCCACTGCGGTGAGCCAGCCTGCTGCGCCCGCCACCCCTGCACTGGATCAAAAAAAATCCCCTGTGGCAGTGCCTGCGGTCACAACAGGCACGGCCAAGACAGCTGACCTAGTAAAACAGAATTTCCTGCGTGCGCATGCTGTGCGTGCTGGCATGCACGGAGATGAACTTGCGGCATTCCTGGCACAAACTGCACACGAAACCATGGGGTTCCACACCATGGTTGAACGGGGAGACGACGCCTATTTCACAAATCTATACGACATCAAGGGCAACCCGGCCAAAGCTGCTGAGCTGGGCAATGTAAATGCCGGGGATGGCGCCAGATACAAAGGGCGTGGGTTCATACACCTAACAGGCAGAGACAATTACCGAAGAGCAGGAACAGCGCTCAAGTTGCCACTGGAAAAACATCCTGAGTTGGCAGCGAAGCCTGCGGTGGCAGCGCGGATAGCGTTGTGGTTTTGGAAAAATCGTGTTCGTCCTGAGGTGCGCGATTGGAACGATGTTCGCAGCGTCACACACAAGATCAATCGCGGCATGCAGGGTCTGGAAGATAGATCGGCCAATTATGCCTGGTACCGGCAGGCACTGAATATCAAAACCAAAACCTGAGCGTCTGCTGCCTGTCGGCACCTTCTCCTTTAACAAGACCGTAAAGGTCGAAAATGGTTGCCGCTGATCCCAGTTATACTTATTGGTTAGCCACACCATATCGGCGCAACTCTGCGCCACTGAGCTGTCGCTTGCTGGCACAGTAGGTGTTGGGGCTGCCTCTATAACGACTACGCTGCACTTGGGCTTCCAAGATCACATCATACGCGCTGCCACCTGTTTCCCAGGTTCGCACTGTGCCATCGGCACGGGTATATGAGCGTTGTGTGGATTCCGGAATAGTCTCTATTGAGACTTGATACCAAATACCGTGTAACAGGCGTAGCTCGATACCACCAGGCAGACTGCGACTCCGAGAGTAAGCATCTCGGAGTCGCTCAGCTTGAGTTTCACGATTGCGCTGCCTGTAGCTTTTGGCGGTGTTGAGCTTGAGGATACCATCACGAGGATCAACCCAGTATTTGATATAACCCTGTTGGCTCAACTTTCGGGGACTGCCTGCCATGTTCCAGGGGTTGCCTGCATCGTCAATCCACACTCGGGTGGCCACCATGTGAGCGATGTGATCACGCACATGTTTTTGCACAGTGCTGGTGATGCGGATGTTTTCACATATCTCGCTAAAAACATCGTTCCAAACCCTGCCCACACGACTACCCAGGAAACGCAGCAGAGGTGCCAAATTTTCGTTGAGTTCTTTGCCACCCCAGTGGCGAACGTGCGGCGCCCGCATGCCCTCGTGGCTCACTTGCAAATCCAGGTCCTGTGGCCGAGCCCGGCTGTGGGTGTCAAATCCCGGACGTCGAGGACGCTCCACAATAACTTTATTCATATCCCTGCGCATGATCATCCCTTATGTTTGGTGACCTGGTATCTAAAACCCAGTGGGCGGTGCCTGTGAATGGCGTAGTTCACACGTTGCGCCTCTTTCGACAGAATGCAAATGGTAACTAGGGGCATTCCGCATCGCCGAGGGCACCTATGCTGCTCCTTTTTGGCACAGCTTATATAATATATTTACTACAGGCTTAGGGAACTGTCAAGGATAAAGCCAATAGTGGCAGGATTTCTCCTGCCACTACAGAACTTAAAACAAGTAGGCAGGATCAACCTGCCAACGGTTGTATTGTGCATTGGTATTGGGCACGTTAACTCCCGGTTTGATATATTTGGCAATCTGAGCTGTGAGGAATGTGATGGTGTCATTCTTGCGATGACGGTTGATACCCAAAAGAGTACCGTCGGGCATGGGCTTGTTGATCCTCCACCACTCCTCATAGGCAATTTGAGCTTGGTTATACAAAGCATCAGGATTGTAGTTGCCGCCAAAAGCTGCATTGAGACTGGTACAAACCTCTTTGATGAATGTATCTGTAGGTATAATACCCTGGCTCTGTGCCAGCTTAAAATACATGCTCATCATCCAGAATTCCTTGGTGTCAACAGCACGATTGCTGTTGCACACGTGGAAAAAGTATTTGCAAACCACTTCCACCCAGGATTCATCAAGTTCCATGAACTCAGTCAAGTTGCTCAATGCACCGGGCTGGGTTTGATCTCCAAATTTTTCATGAGTGGCAAACATGCCGTGGGTTTCCAAATGAACCTGCTTGCGCTCAGCAGCCAGCCACTTGTCATTTTGGGCATTATCAGTGCGCACGCCAAAAAGATACTGGTGGAAATGATCGATTGGATCCAGAGGCTTTTTGGCATCACCGTTGAGTTCCAGGAAGCTTTCCCGCATTTCACTTTTGAGATTGCTATCATACATCACAATAGGCACTTCCACAGTGGCAGGATCATGGCCCAAGATCACACAGGCAATAATGTAAAGAACCAAAACGGTGTGCTGTCCATCCCAGCAAACATAGCGGCCTGGATTCGTTTTGTCCTCATATACACAGATAGGCATCACCAGTAGCTGCTTGAAATTGGCCAAAATCCCACACAGATGTGGGAAGTTCACAACACGTTGCAGAGTGACGTCGATATCAATCATATCCAGTGTTGCTAACACTGCCTTGCATAGAAGGATCTGCTTGAAGGATTTAATACCAGGGTAGGTGCTGCGCCAGGTAGTTTGTGCAAAGTTGTAACGGGGCAGATGCCAGCTATTGGCTGCAAGTGAGGCATCAATACGTTGCTTGAGATTGACATACTGGCTTTTGCTGTGAGTAAACTGAGCGTTCACAATGTCGGCGTGAGGGTTTACTACCTTTTTCACAATTTGCCGAATAGTCTGTTGAGCGGGACTTGTGGTAATTGTTGGTGCGATCATTTAATGCCTCCATAAGCTATATGATCTGTAAGCAGCACTGTGCGGCCTACAACTATAACTCTACAGGAGTATCAAGATACGTCAACAGTTATTTTACAGGTTTTCCAAAAATTTCATCATTGACAAGAGGTTGCAGTTCGTGGATCAAAGCGCCCTCCAGCAGACTTTCCACGCTGCGGCTTTCGACAAACACCATGATCATTTTCCAATTTTCAGGACGGCTTTGCCTCACTGTGCGAAGCCACACCCAGCCTCGGGGCTCTACTTTGCTTAGGCCCTGGATCTTTTGCAGATGTCTTTCATGACGTGCGGCAATGTGTCCCTTGCCCACATATAGAACATCTTGTCCTTCTGTTATGATATAGATACCTGTGGCTGATTTGTTGATGCTGGCACGATCCAGGAAATCCACAAAATCAATACGTGTGTTAAATGGCCAAACATTTTTAACCTTTTGAATGGCGTCTGTGATTTTTTTCATGTCTGCTATGTTGTTCATTTGTGGTTTCTGTGAAAGTTTGGTGCCGGGTGAGGGATTTGAACCCCCGACCTTCGGTTTGCCTTGGACTTTGGGCTTTAGGCCGTCTGTCCGTCAAGAGCGGA